ATTGAGGCGGCACTACAAAAGAAAGGCAATCTGTCTGATGTGGACTTGGCCAAGCTGTGCTTTTGTGCCAGGCGCAGTGCAGCGCGAATCTTGTTTGACTTGCACCGCCATGATCTGGTCCACATCTCAGGATTCACCAAGGTCCATGCAAATGGCCAGTGGCGGCCTCTGTGGTCTTGGGGGGATGGTGAAGATGCCATAGCGCCTGGGCCAGTGCCAGGCTCTGAGCGCATCAAGAAACACCGCGAGAAGATGAGTGCAGACGACAAAGACTTTGACGCTGCCAGACGTAGACAGAAAAGACGGGTCGTGAAACGCGACCCACTTGTGGCCGCGTTTTTTGGTCAGTGATTATTGGCTCAATAGACCAGGTCTAGGCATTGTCTCGCCAATGTAGCTTGCACCATAAGGCACAGTCTTGCCAAGCATTCTTGCGCCAGCCGCCACGGCCTGCTGCAATCTGGCCATGCCGCTTTCATCACGCAATGCTTTGCGCACAATCTCTGGGTCTTGTGAGATCAGAATCTGGGCCACTCGTTCACGATCTTTTTCTGACATTGCCTTGTTGGACTCGCCTAGCATCTTATTGACAATTCTGAGTCCAGCCAATGGGTTGCCACTAACGGCATTGGCCACCTCATCAGCAGTAATGGTCGAGCCAATTTTTGCAGCTTGCATCATTGATGCCGCTGTATCTGAACCACCAATCACTTTATTCTTGGCAGCTTGCGACTGGGCCGCTGTGCCAATGCGGGTCAAGATGCCGTCAAGTTCGTCACTAGGGTAAATGGTGCGCAAGATAGCGCCTTCTTTTGTTTCTGGATTATTAAAAATACCCATCATGCTTTTGGCGCGACCAGTCCCCATCTTGCCTCGTATTGCATCCATAGCGCCAGCCCTAAACGCATTGGCAACACCAGGGTTGTTGGCCATGCCTTCCATCATTATTTGGACTTCGTCTGCGCTCTTGTTAAAGATGGTGCTGCCTTCTTCAAATGCGTTTTTGGCGGCTCTAAGTTGTGAGGCTTCAGTACGGGTTGCAGCCAACTTGGGTGATGAGGCATCGATTGCCTCCCTTAAAGCAGATTCAACGGGTTTTAAGGCCATTCCAACTTCAGGCTTGCCGCCTGTATAGGCTGAATCAATTGAAGTCTTAATACCTCGTCTAATAATCTCAGCATCTTTAAGATTTGGTGTTCTAGAAAATAAAATATTTCCATCTTTGTCAAAAGAGAAAAATGGCTTTTTGCCTGTAGCGGCTGTGTAGATCGTATTGATATCATTAGCCGCACCTGGTGATCTTTGTAGCGCGTCTTTAAGACTGACCAACAAATCTTCACCAATGATGCCGCCAGTTTTCCATACATCTTCATACGCTTTGTTTTCTAGCGCTTGGGCCTCATCTTTGGTTGCTCTGTAAAAACGCAAAACATTTTCATTGTTTGGCCTTGGTCCAACAAAGTTGGGATTAAGACCGCTGACCAGTTTTTGCTGCATATCTGTCAATGCTTCTCTGCGCAAAGTGTCTGGGCGTGTAGACAAAGCGCCTTGAATCGTTGTGGATGCCTTACCGCCTTGGGTATACATAGCACGCACAGCTTGCAGAAGTGTTTGGTTTTCGGCCAATATTTCACCACTGGAAATGCGCTGCACAAGCTCGTCTGTGGTCAGGCCAGTCTGTTCAGCCAGTCGCTGAATCTCAGCCTCTGCTGCCTTGCCACCCCGCCCACCAGATAATCGTCTGGCAGTGTCTAGGACCATGTCTGTAACCTTACCAGCAGCCATAAACCCAGCCTGCACCACTGGTGCAATAGATGCACCCATCATTGTTGACTGGCACTCTGGCCGCACGGGCTGCAAAGTCGCCTTCGCCAGTCATAAAGCCAGTGATGCCACCTTGAGCGCCACCAAGTGCAGAAGTGCCAGCCAATGCCCTAACCAATGGGGCGACACTGGCCGCCATGCGTGGACCAGTCAATGGCGCAGCAGTGCCACCAGTGGCCGCAGTGAGTGCAGCCGCTGATCCAATGCCGCCTAGCGCCTCATAACCTAATGCTTCATAAGGTGACTGGGCCTGATAAGCCTTCAATTTGCCTTGAATTTCAGCAAGCACTTTGTTGTAGTCTTCGCCAGTCACAGAGGCACGCAAACGCGCTTCCATCTCGTCAGCAGAGCCAAGGGTCACGCCCTGCAAAGTTGAGCGTATACGTTGGGTTGGCGCTTCTGGCAGTGGTTGGGACAATGCAGGCGCTGGTGCAGGGCGATCAATATCCAGACTCTGGGACAAAATCCCTTTAAGAATAGTCAGCTTTTCAGTAGATAAGCCAGAGACATCACCCTGCTTGATCTTGAGCAGTTCTTCGGTTGTGAAACCTTCTAATGCATTGCTCATCTTTGACCTCCAGAAGACCGCAATTGAAGTTGTTGGTCAATGGCATTTAATAATGGATTGCCACCACCGCCACCACTGCTGTAAGGCGTGACTTTATACATAGGCGCAAACTGTTCAAAGCCTGGCAATTTACTTGCACGTTGCAAATAATCTTCTTGTGTAGACAAACGATATCTAGCAACCCGCTGGGCCGTTGACAATGCCTGCTTAATCTCAGCAGCGCTTAGTGTTTGATCACCAGCAGCTGCACGTCTAAGAATTCCGCGTTCACCTTCAGTCAATGAACCTTGACCACGCATTTGCCCTGCTTCATCAAGTTCTCGCTGTGCAAGACCTTGAACCACAATCCTAGTATTTGCCAATTGTTCATTTGCATCAGCACCAGCCACACCTAATTGCTGACCAATTCGCAACATTGATGTTCTATAGTCCGCACCTGGTCCGACAATGGCCTTGTCAAGTGCAGGCAACATTAGTTCAATGTTTCTCAATGTATCGTTTGCAGACCTTGCACCCATGGTCAATTCATTGAGTGTTTTAGACACATCAGTTCCAACACCAGCCAAGAATTGCTGATTGCCAGGCATCTTCACTTCGACTTGTGTTTTGGGTGCAATCTGTGAACGATACTTGCCAACATTTTCAATGCCTGCTTGGCCAGTTCCAGCCAATGGCGTGCCACTGATGTACTCAACAGCACGAATGTCAGGGGATTGGGCCTCGTATGGTGTAGCGCCTGTATATTCTTTTGACTGGCCAAGTTTATTAAATTGCATCATTTTGACTTGGCCATTAACTACCATTGGCTCTGGCTTGCCAAATTCAGTCTGGGCCATGCCAAATTTCAATACTTCTGGCATTCCTTCTTTGCGTGGCATAGAGCCAATAATGGCTCGCATCTCTGGATTCAATGATCCAAGCACACCAGGCGTTGCCGTTGGTGCAGGCATCTGTGATGCCAATTGAGCGCGTGCCATAGTTGGACCAGCAGGGCCGGCCACAGTTGTTGGTGCGGCTAAAGCAGCTTGCTCTGGGGTCAATGCAGTTGGCTGGCCTGCACCAGTTAAATATTTTTTCCAAGCCTCATCGCCTGCAAGCTCTTGCTGCATTTGCTTGAGTTTTGCATTAAGCATTAACTGATTGACTGCACCAGTTGTACCTTTTTCATAAGCACCTTGGCCGGCCTCAAGTGCAGAACCAAGTGCTTGGCCCAAACCAATGCGTTGTGGGCTTCGGCCACCAGCCTTAAGTAATTGGGCAGCCGCGGCTAATGTTGACTGCAAACCCAATTGTTCTTTTTGCTTGGCAGTCAATAACTTTTCAAGTTCACTTCCAGAGTCGCCACCAAACAAATTGCCTAAAAGGCCATCAAGATTAAATTCAGCCATTTTTTACCCCTTAACCGATTAGGCCAAGAATGCCACCACCAATTGCTCCCAATGCCGTGCCAACACCTGGCACAACACTGCCTAGTTTTGCACCAGCCAAAGCTCCACCAAGAGCGCCAGCAGCTGGGTTTTGACTATATGGCGTTGTGGCCTGCATCCCCAAATTGGCAGGCTGCGCACCGAGTGAAGACTGGACCACACCAAGGCGCTGCAAACCAATGTTGCGGATGGCATCCATCTGCTGCTGGTCCAATGCCTGACGCGCACCACCAGCACCCATGACCGCTTGAGCGCCACCAAGACGCAATGCTTGCTGCTGTGCAGCCAAATTGCCTAGCTGGCTTGCACCGCCAAGCCTTAATTGCGCACCTTGCAAGCCTGCTTGCTGATTGGCAATGTCGGCTGCTGATTGGCGTGCAATGTCGGCCTGCTGCATAGCCATCGCCTGGTTGAATGCTTGTTCGTTCAGCTGAGTGCCAAGAGTGCCAGCCTGCTTGGCAAATCCAAGATTGGTCAAGCTCTCGGCCACACCTTGGCGTGATCCACCAAAAGCCTTGGCAGCGTTGGCACGCTCACCCATCTGCTGGATGGCAGTCTGGCGTGAAGATTCCAAATCAGCCAATGCGTTTTTGCGCACCATCTCTGAATAGGGATTCATGTATGAGCCAATTGAGCCTGGTCCAGTCATGCCCAAATTGGTCTGCTGCGCTGTGATCTGGCTGGGCTGATAGACACCGCCATAAGCCGCCATCTGCGCGGCAAGGTCAGTGCCAGTGATGCCTGGGCCAGCGAGGGCCGTGTTGACCAAAGCCTCCTCGCCTGCCTGGTACATTGGGTTGTACCCAGCAAACTGCTGGACCGGCAATGCACCGGCAACCCCTTGGGCCTGCTGGAAGTTGGCCAAGAATGCTTCTTTGATCTGTGGATCAATGGAGCTTGTTGATGTAGTTGTTCCACCTTTTGACATATCGCCACCTTATCCGAGTAAAGATTTAATTTTCTTGGCAGGCACTTTGCCCTCATTGATCATGTCCAGAAGTCCACGGCCATACTTATTGACTGAAGACTTCCTGATCACGTATTCGCCAATGTCCAAATACTTAGCGCCATCATCTGGGCCAGGTGGGTTATCACCCCAGACACTGGTAATCAATCCACCCATAGCAGCGCCAGAGCCTGGAGCATCCCCGCCTGGAGAAGTGCCTGGTGCTGTACCAGTAGCACTTGCAGCTGATGCCGCAGCAGAGTCAGCCGCTGTGGCGGCAGCAGCAGCAGCCGCACCACCATCATCATTACTACCATAGACTGGTATTCCACCAAGCCTTGCAATCTCAGCCTCGGCCTGCGCTTTTGCCAGATTGGCCGCTTCAATGCGGTCATACAGTCCTGGGTCATATCCACCCATCGGTGTGTTGGCCACAAAGTTCTGATAAGGGTTTTGGAATGGTTTCATCTGGCCCATGATCTGAGAGTATGGGGATGCACCACCAGCTGTCACGGCAGGGTTAAATTGAGCGCCAATGGGGATTGACTGAAAATTAGCGAATGAGCCACCAATTCCCATGTTCGCACCAGGCGTGGTGGTCGTTGGTGGTGTGTAAAACTTGCCACCGGCATTGTTCTGAATCCATGCAAGGTCTGCATCGGTCAGGTTAAACATATTCTTTGCTTGTGCTGATGTCACCTGATTTTGTGTCAATAGGCTATTGAGCAAGGCAATGTCACCATCCTTGTATGCCTTTTCAAGCTGGGCATTCAATGCCGTATTGGTGGTCGGTGTTGTGACGGGTGGCTTAACCACTGGCGTTGTCACTACAGGTGGAGTCACCACAGTGGGTGGCTTGACCACTGGTGTTGTGACTGGTACTGCTGCAAGCGCTGCCAATCGTGCAGCCTCTTGCTGACGCGCCAGTAAATCAGCTTGGGCTTTTGTTTCGGTAGCAAGCTCTGCTGCTGTTGTTGGCGTTGCTGCATTGAATCGTTGCTCAACACCGGCCAAAGGCACTCCAGTGGCGGCAGCCACATCTTGTGGACTTACACCAAGCCTTGTCATTTCGCTTTTGAGTTGGGCATCAGTCAAACCCTGATTTTTTGCAACATAGTCAAAAATGTTTTGGTAATACTGCTCTTGGGTCATCCCATTGTTGAGCGCCCAATTTAATGCTGCTGAAGTTGCCATATTTGACCCCGTTGTTACTGATGGTGCTGCCACTGGTGCTGCTATTGATTCTGCCACTGGTGCTACCACTGGCGTAGTTACTGGTGTTTCTAATAAACCTGTTGGCGCTGCCACTGGCGCAATCACTGGCGCTGTTACTGGTGCTACATATGCTGGGACTTCTGGCACTGTTTCCAAAAGACTTGGTGGTGCTTCTGGCGTATAGACAGGTTCTGGCGTATAGACAGGCTCTGGTGTATAGACAGGCTCTGGCGTATAGACAGGCTCTGGCGTATAGACAGGCTCTGGTGTAACCACTGGCACGGCCTCATAGCGCTGCTGAACGGCCTCTGACTTTGTTCCAGTGGCTTGGGCCACATCAGTTGGACTGATGCCATACTGGTCCATGACTGAGCGCAAATCAGCATCAGACATTCCTTGATTCTGTGCAACAAAATCAAAGATGTTCTGATAATACTGATCGGCAGTCATGCCGTTATTCAGCGCCCAAGTCAACCCAGCTGATGCCATTTGCCTATATCTCCTTTGCCATTACAGTCCATTGTGGGCTGTATCCTTCGTCTTTCAAAAATGTCTTTGACCAGCCTCTTCGGCCTGCCAAAGTCACCCTGGTGCAACCAATTGACTTGCCCCAGGATTCGATCAATGGTCTCATCCGTGAGAGTTCATCTAGGTCGCCACCAGCCAGAAAATAGTGCAAATTCTTCAGCTGCGGGTAGACAATGATCTCTGTCAATACCACCGAGTCCTTGGCCGGCCACAGCTGTAATCTGTGATCCTCGACCATCTCAGCGACATTGTCAAAATTATGTGTGCCTCCAGAGTATTCTAAGGCAGCCTCCACATGGTGGCGCAGCCTCTCCAATTGTTCTTGGTCGCTCATCTCTTTCCAGAGGGGATGGCATCAAGCCTCATCACCCCAATGCGCCAGTCAGCCAATACCGCACCAGTCACCTTCACATTGACCTGGCGAGCCGCAAACCGGACATCAGTGGGATTGGCTGCCGTGTATGGCCCAAATGTGGATTGTGTGCCTGTGGGGTAGTTTCGGGTTTTAAATGAAACTACCGCCTCACCCAGCGTCTGCTCGTCTGGGACAACTTGGCGCACCGACATGATGTTGTCGCCATTGCCCAATTGCACTGGACCAGACTCAGCATAGACGCTGGCGCTGTCATAGGCAAAGCCAACTTCATGCTCATAGACGTAGCCATCGGTGGACACGGCCATGGGGTTGGTAAACACTCCGGCATCAGTGCCAGCAGTTCTGGCCAATGTGCCTATGTTCCAGTGGTTTTCTCTGTAGTTGAAAGTGACATAGCTGTCATTCTCATTGCTTCCACTGCTTGGGTAATACCACCAAATCTCACCAAACTGGCTGTTGTGGACCGCATAGACCTTGGATGACTGATTGAAGTTCATATTGCCAAAGACATAGTCGGACACTTCACTTGGCAGTGGCTTGACATATCCGTCATAAATCCAAAATCCTGACTTGCTCATCCAAATGGCAGCAGTGTCAATGGCAGCCACAGACTGGGCTGAAATCAATCCGCAGCCAGAGCCGGCCTTGTCAAAGCCATAGACAAATGGAGCGCCAACATACTGGGCCGTGTGGACATCCACATCGGTGAAAAGCAAATTGATGCCCTTGACGCGCTTGCCGGCCAAAAGTGTGCCAGGCGTGGCCAGCTCATAGTCGCCTGCTTGGTTTGTCGTTGCTGCTGTCCAGACTGTATTGTCCTCTTGGTCAGACCACTGGACTTTTCTTGGGTTTCCACCAGCACCAAGGGCAAACATGATGCGCTCGGCAGTCACCAAGACCGCCTTATTGCTTGTAGGCGCGTTGGTAATGACCGCAGCAATGGTGGGTGTAGAAAAACCCAATTGCCACTGATAGAGCTTGCCATCGGCATTGGAGCAAGCCACCAAATACTCGCCCCATGTGTCCATTGACCATGTGGTGGCCGGTGTGATTGCACCCAAATCTGGTCTGGCCACACCATAGCCAAATTTGCCGTAGTCGCTGTAGCCGTAGCCCGTCTTGACAATGGCATCAGCAATGCCGGCTGTAAACCCGCTTGGCGTGATTTCTTTGATCGTGCCAGACTCGCTCATGGCGTAGAGCTTGGTGTGCGTGCCAATGCCGGTCCATCGAGTGGCGCTATTGTCGCGCCAGTTCAAGAACCCTCGGCACATCCCGCTGATCTGAGTTGATGAGCGCTTTCTCCAGCCACCCATGGGCCGCAAAGTGTTCTCGTACCAGCGCACCAAGTTCGCATCAAACCATCGGCCTGCTGACTGGTACTCTGTGCCGTTTCTGTAAATGCCTGGGGGGAGTTTGAGTGGGATGTACATGGCAGTATTTAGGTGATGTTTGAGACAAATGTCATTGTCGCAATAAGTGAGGCCGTTGAGGGATAACTTCCAGCCGCAGCATAGGCTTGAATACTCACCTGAGTGCTGTCAGTCTCCCACCACAATTCAACATAATCATTTGCGTTAAGACTCAAAAAGTAATTCCAGCCAACCAATGTATGGCCATTGACTGAGCCATGCTTGCTTGGCACGGCAAAGAATCCAGTTGAGCCAACTACCACAGTCCCATTGATCTTGAGCCAGACCCTTGCGTCATGGTCCTGAGAGTCTGGGTTTTCAAACTGGCCAGACCACTGCAAATTCCAAATGCCAGCGTCAACCACTGTGATCCGTGAATTACTGGCCACACTCACGCCATTGGCGTAGTCGGTCGTATTCAATGTCATGGCATAGGCAGTGTTGGCCGCTGCTGCTGTTTGGTCCACAGTGCTTTGAAAAGCCCCATAGGGATTGTTCATAAACTTACCGCCCTTTGGACCAAACAGTGAGCCAAGGGTTGTGGTCAGTTTTCTAAAGAAACTATTTAAAGAGCTGTAGTTCTCATTCAAGTGCCTGCGCTCATACGCCTCTGGGGGGAAACCCAGACTCGGTATGGATGGGACTTCGAGTTGTTGCTGCTTTGTGGCCATGATCTGATTATGTCAGGACAGACAGTGCATGGTTGATGTGCTTGATCCGGTCGTCAAGCCCTATGAACCCGCCATTGATCTTTTTGGTCATGGTCCGATAGTCTTGGTTGTCAGCATACTGGTTGAGCTTGTGGGTGTCCCAAAACCATCCGGCAGTGAGAGCCGCATACTGGGGCGTGGCCACCAGCTCGGGCTGCATGATCAGGTCCACACCCAGTGCTTGGCCAGCATGAAAATAAGAGCTAGAGCCAGTCAGCTGGATCGCGCCTCTTCCTCGGAAGCGCCAGCCATCACCAGAAGCCTCATCCCGATTGCCCATGCGGTTGCTGTAGACAGTGTTGGCAATGAGCTTTGGGTTTCTGGCACACATCTGGGCCTTGGCCGCATCAAAGCGCTTGGGCCAGAGCTTTTGCAGTGCTTCTGCGCGATAGTTCAAGTTCTCTTCAAGAATCTTAAACTGGCCACACTCATGGCCACACTGGCCAATGAATGCAGCCTGGCGCAGAGGCGTTGAAATGTCAAAGCGCTGGAAAGTCTCGTTGAGCGCATCGACCCACTCTGGACCAATGCGCAGCTGGGCCAGCTGTGCTTCATTGACCATTGACGACTCTCCTTACTTCTTCGTAGGCGCTGATGCAGGCGTTGAGCTTGGTGATGGCTTTGTCTCCATCGGCTGCGAGGTCGATAAGAGTTGCGATAGTCTGTCGCTCAAGTTCGGTTTCAGGGGAATCGCTGGGTTGTGGATTTCCAGTGGCAATGGTGGCACTTGGACTGGCTTGTGGACAACTTGGGGCTGGGAGGCGCAGCCGGCCAGTGCGAGCAAGCTCATGCATAGCAGACTGTTTCTTGACAATATCATCTTGGGCCTTTCTGAGTTTCGTTTCCTGATCGATCAATTTAGTTCCAAGCTCTGCCTCTTTGGCTCTGGCTTCATCATTCTTCTTGGCAATGGCAATCTTCATGTCATTGTCCCTGTCTTCCCAGCCAAAGTGATAGCCACCTCGGTAAGAACCAAACAAGGCAATGCAAATGGCCAGAGCGATATAGGGGAGTGGGATGCCAAACATTATTCTGCCTCCTGTCTGGCCGCAGCCAGTTGAATGCGCTCATGGTCATCCTCAAGATGGTCCGGTGGCGTTGTGGGTGGTGGACCAGGTGTCCAGCTCTCATCAAGCTCTGGATTAGTCCAAGTTGGCATTGCACCAAATGGCTGGCTTGGGATGCCGTTGGTGCTAGATGTAAAGCCGTGATTGTTGCTGTAGCCGTATTGCTGGCCATATGGCATGGGCTGGCACATCGGCTGACCCATGGGCTGCATGGGTGGCTGCTGCTTAGAAGTCATTGCCCGTTTACCGATCACACCGCCAATGCCGCCCACAATCAGCAAGACAATGTCATTCATCATCTTAACGTAGGCCTGATCTACTGGCGCCATACTCTTGATTGGCTGGGTTATGAACGTGACAGAATAAAGCAAAGCAATCACGATAAAGAAAAGAATAAAGGTGACAGCAAGGACCACAATGCCCCAGACCCTGACCTCAATCTCTTCAGTTGTTAGGTTTAACTTCGTCAACTTTTTTCTCCAAGATTGGTGCTACCAAGTATTCTGGACAAGTCTGGGTAAACAGACATCTAGGCTTTTGGCACTCTGGCGCATGAAATTGATCAGGGTTCTGACACTTGTAGCGATATTTTTCTTCGCAGCCAGTCAGTAGTAACAGAAGCAGTAAATATCTCATTTGCCTAATCCTATCCTACCAAGCAGTAGATTGACAATTTTGTCAGATAAGTCATCTGGCAGAAACTTCAAGAAACCTAGAAACCATAGCGCCACACACCCATAGATAAATATCTTGAGTGCCAGGTCAAAGGTCTTCTGGTACTCATTCACCGCCCACACCTTTTGGTAGTCTCACAAAACTCCATAAGTTCATAGATTCCAATTGCTACCAAGAACAAAACAAATGCCACACCACCAATGATGATGGCCAGCTCGTTCATCTCTTCCTCTTTCTTTTTGGCCGCCTTCTCTGCCTTCTCTAAAGACCGCAGCTCTCTTGCGTCATCGATGTCCATCTGGTCCTGACGGGCCTTGATCTTGTTCCAGACATCGACCTTGCCAGTGGTCATAAAGAGCATCTTCAGCTCTTCCTCAAAGGCTCTGGCCTGCTCCAGTGCCATCTCGATCTGGAGTGCTTGGCCCATGTTTGAGCCTTTGTTTTTCTTGGCATCTAGCAGGGCCTTGGTGGCGTTACTCTTGGCATCGAACATCTTGCCAATCATTGGGGCAAGACCGCCTAAATCATTGGCCACCTTGCTAGCCTTCTTGACCATGCTGATGGCGCTTTGCAGACCTTCTAATGCGCTGATTGGATCGATCATTTCCGTTCTACCTTTTCCCACTTGATGCAGACAACCCTTCGGTTGTAGACATCACCAGTCCATGTCCACTTGACGCATCTGTACTCGATGGCCGCTAATAGGACCAGAGCATAAATCATGGCCAAAACAAAATGATGACAAGAAAGCACCAGATGATGGTGATAACTAAAAGAGCCGCAGCAGTGAGTGCCACGGCCCAGTCTCTCATAGCCCGAATATCTTCTTGACGAATTCGGCAGCCACCCCTGGTCCAAGCAGCACTGCCAAGATTGCAGCATAAAGCAGATATTCAATCTTGGTCATGCGCCTGTCGCCATCTTTGAGTGTGTTGGCGATAGAGTTATATCGCTCGGCACAAATGGCTTCATGCACTGCTAGGCGCTTGTCGGTGTCGGCATCCATGGTCACTGCACAGTTGATTCGTCTTTTGGAACTTGTGCTTCAGCTTGCTCTTTAATCTTCAAGAGCAAAGGCCACACACCAGACTTGGCTGGCATCTCACCCAACACATTCAAAATGAATTGGACTTCGTTTGTTTCTAAATTCAGATTCATGCTTGACTCCAAGGAACGCCAGTGGAAGTAACAGGATTCTTCTGCAAAGCAATGTTAGCGGCTAGTGCATCTTCTGTGGCTTGCTTGTCAACACCATTAGCCCAGACCCAGTTAAGGACTGTTTCTTGTGTCAGGTTTTCGTATGGGATTACTGGTGTTCCATCAGCCCAAGATGCTGTAGAGTAAATAGATGCCGTGTAATCACCATCGGTAGCAGTAGCCTGCCAATGAGCCGTTATTACAAAGCCGTTTGAGGTTTCACGCTCAAGAGTTGAGATAGTCCATTGTGTAGTCATACTGTTTCCTCTGTGTTTAATTGTTTAATTACATAATCCTAGTTAATGAATAGGTATATGTTTGAGTTGTAACTAATCCAGTTACAGTAATTGTATTATTTGATGTGCTAGTTAAAGTAAAACCATTTCCACTAGACAAAATTGCAAGAGTAACCCCTCCAGAACCATTAACATATGCCGTGTGAACAACAAAAGTAGTTGTATTTGAATCACCTTTGCAAACTATAAGATATGTTCCAGTAGATGCTAATCCTGTTATGTTTTCAGTTGCCCCATTTGCAAGACTGGCAGTTGTAGAATTTAAAGTTGTAAAAATTCCACCAACAACTTTTGATGTATTTGATAAAATACCTAGAGCGCTTGTATAGCCCACAAGCAAATTGCCTGACGATTCAATTCTGGCCGCTTCTGTTGCGTTTGTATAGAAAATCATCGGGTAAGCACCCGTTCCATACAAAATCTTGTTATTGCCACCAGAGTTATTGCCAACAATAAAAGTGCTTGTGCCGTTATTGAAAGTTACTTGTGGTGTTGTCGCATCGTAAACAGTAAGTTTTGTAGTAGGCGAACTTGTACCAATACCTAGATTGGCTGAAGTATCAAGTGTTAATCCATTACCTGCCGCATTTTTAAGTTCATAACTTCCATTGCTTGCAAATACGTTTATTCCTGAATACCATGTTTGGTCAGCAGAAGCCGCAGTCGTACCAATTAGCGTTATGTATGCAGTACGTGATGCCCCTCCACCATTACGCAACATAATACCTTTGCCAGAAGTATTTGCATCTCCAACTTGGAGTGAAGTGCTAGGCGAACTTGTCCCAATACCCACATTGATGCCGCTTGCGGTGTATAGCGATGTGCTTGTTAGGCGCAGGGTTTCTGAGCCACCAACAGCAAATGCAAGGTTACTAGCTGAAGCCCTAAACATTCCTGTCCCACTATCATTGTAAAACGCATATGATGGAAATGTTGCTGAACCTGAGGCTTGTTGTAAAACTGGATAACCAGTTCCACCATTTACACCCATAGAATTTGAAGAAACTAAATTCCCGCTACTAAAAGTAAGGTCAGAGCCAGTAGCCAATGCACTTGTACTTGAGGCGTAAACCACACCGCCTGATGTGAATGATGTTAGGTTAGTACCACCATTGGCTACAGGTAAAGTTCCTGTCACACCAGTAGTTAATGGAAGTCCTGTCGCATTGGTCAGGGTTGCACTTGTAGGTGTTCCCAATACTGGAGTCACCAATGTCGGAGAAGTCGCAAAAACAGCAGAGCCTGTTCCTGTTTCATCAGTTAAGGCAGAACGTAGGTTAGCTGAACTAGGAGTCGCTAGAAAGGTTGCTACACCTGTTCCTAGACCTGATACGCCTGTAGAGATTGGAAGACCTGTAGCGTTGGTTAGGGTTGCGCTAGTGGGTGTTCCAAGGATAGGGGTTACTAGGGTAGGAGATGTAGCAAGTACGTTGCTGCCAGAGCCAGTGCTTGTGCCAACACCAGTACCACCCTTGGTCACTTTTAACAACGGGCCTGCATCAAACAGCGCGTCAATGGAGTCCAGATCGGTGTTGATCTTCGTTCCCCATGTGTCAGTGGATGCACCGACTTCGGGTTTTGTAAGTAGTAGATTCGTGGTGGTTGTATCAGCCATATTTCACCTCATGCGGCAATTTGCCAGGATTCGCTATTATCCGCAATTGGTGTCCAACTTTCACTGCTGTCACCAATTGCGGTCCATGTTTCTGATGTGTCTGTGATCGGTGTCCATGTCTCTGAGTTATCAGAGATTGCATTCCATGTCTCAGCCGTATCACTCTCTGCCACCCATTTTAGATTGCCAGCAATCGTCATGGATGACTGGCAAGTGAAATTGATGGCAAAACTTTGTCGTCTGGTTGCGTTGATGCTCACACTAGATGTGGCTGCCATCACCACCGATCCGCGCAGCACCACCTTGGTGGCCACAGTCATCACGGCAAAGTCTTCAATCAGGATTTGAATCAGTGGGACTCTGATAGCCGCCACCGCCATGGTGCTTGTATCGATCGAGGCAAATGCACCAATGGCCACCCGTCTGGCCGCAAAGCTCACGCTAGAGCTTGCCGCGAGTGTCGATGCACCTATGGCATACCGCACCGCATTTGCGGCCATGGTGCTGGCGCTGGTGGCCGTGGCCGAGGCAATGGCAATGCGTTGTGCAGCAGCTGATGCACTGCTAGATGCTGAAACCGAGAAAGAGGCCGTCTTGACGACATTGGCCGCGACTGTCTCTGTGCTGGTGCTAGAAACAGAAAACGCACCTATGCAGATGCGTTTTGCGTTGAATGCAGCCGTGCTGGTGGCCGCGAGGGTAACTGCCCCAAGGCTTACGCCATAGGAATAGTTCCCTTGTCCATACGGGCCAAGACCATAGGCTGCCATGTCATGTCAGGGTAACGTCAAGGTCGCCAGCTGGGATGCGCAGCACATCGCCATCATTGATGGTGCGTGCAGTTGTGAGTGCCGCCCAGGCTAATAGATTGCCGGAAGTAGATGCATCAAAGATGCCAGCCCAGCCAATTGATCCCCAGTTACCACCGCTGGCAGCTGCAAACTCAATGGCCGCTGCATTGGTTGCGTTTGTGGGGCTTGTGCCGGAGATCGTGATCGTGCCAGTCACCACCCGCGCATAGGCGTTGCCTGACACCTCAGTGCCGCCACCAGTGTCACTTGGCGCAGCCGTGAAGAGGCCAACATACCAAGCCGTGGGGCGTGTGGCCGAGCCTGTGGTCAGAAGCCAAGTTAAAACTAGGTTTTCGGTGTAATCGGTAAATGATGACATGGTCTAGTCCTTATCCAAAAGTCTTTGCACGGGTGAGCAATGCACCACCAGAAGATGCACTGCGATCATCGGCAGTTTGTGAATCGTTCAAGGCTCGCTCATAGAGTGTTGCCCATGTCTGGATTCTCGCATCATCTTGCAAGTATGGTGCAGCCTGCAAGAGCGCTCCATACAGATAAATGTCGGGGTTTGATGTCAAAAGCCAGTTGGTCGTGTTGCTAGTTGATAATTTTGACAACTTTGCGTAATAGGTCAGCTCGGTCGTGTAAGTGGCATCAGGTGTTGGGACTAATCGAAACTGGCCACCAACAATGCCAAAGAATTTGGGTTTGCCGCTGGCCGTGAATTTGGTCATCTCATTGTCCAAGGCATCAATGCTCAAAAACGTCAATGGAGTTTGTGGGTTTGTGCTTGTGAGCTTGAGGGATTTGGTCTCTAAAAAGTCAGCAGGCACAGCACCATATTGCGCATCAAAAGACGCATTGGCCCTGACAATCATCTGCCTGGTGCGCAGTGTACGTTCCACTTGCGCTTCGGCCAGAGAGATAAAGTCAGGAATGACAGCAGTCAGGTCGGCTCGGTTGAGCCAGTCACCAATGGATGTCTTCAGTTCTGCGTAGGTAGTAAGTGCCATTAGACTGCCTCTATTTCTTTCATCACCCAGGTGTGGTCGTGCTTGAATTCAAAAGTCCCAATGTGTCCAATCTCTTTGGAAACATCGTGGTCAATCCATATTTTAAAGCCAGCAGCCGTTGCTTTTTGGCAAAAATAAACATCCTCACCAATGTACCCTCTTTTGTCATGTCGCCAAGGTGTTTCAAACCAAGGCTCGGCCAGCGCCTCAAAAACATTGGCCTTGATCAGCATGACACCCATCCCCACAGACCCTACTTCTTGCAGGCCGGTGGACTCTGGCATAGTCCAGACCAATTCCCTCTCGCCATTCTCTTTGTAGAGCTGCGCTGTCGGGCCAGTGGGCATTCTGCGCCTGGCACAGTTGGTGGCCACAATATCTAGGTCATGCTTTAAAAGCCGCCCGATCATGTCTTGTGGAAACCGCATATCGGAGTCAATGAAAAGAATATGGGTGCAGCCCTCGCGCATTGCGTCAAGTGATAGCTCTGCCCTCTGATTGGCAATTAGAGTGCCTTGGCTGATCTTGAGGCTCACAGCGTCTTCGGTATTGAGTGTGTGATAAGCCACCATATTCACCAAGTCGTAGCTGTACATGGTGTGAACCATGTCCCGCGCTGGCGTGCAGACTGCAATGTAGTTCATACTTTCCCAGGTCTAGTTCTAAAAAATTGGTTGTCGGAGTCGTTGAGCCAGCGCTTCATGTATTCCTGATCATCGATCTTGCCCTCGGCCTTCATCTTGTAATAAAGGGCTTCGGGGATGGATGCCACCAAGTGCCACTCACCATTCCAGCTGGCCTTCTCATCTGTGGCGTTGTAGAGCGCCTTATTGGCCTCCACCACCGCAGTCACATCTTGTTCTGTTTGGATCGTCACATCGCCAGTGTCAGCATTCTCATGCCAGTAGCGTGTGATGCCTTGTTCTTTGTTTTGGTCAAAAAGTCTTTTGTGAATCATTTTTAAAAAAAGGGCCAAGTTTCCCTGGCCCTTTCCGTTTACTTTCGATTAAGAAGTAACCAAGTCTGCTGCCAGACCATGGGCATTTTCCGCCAACACTTTCAATCCAAATTCGACGATCAAAAGTCGTTTATCGGCATCGCCTGTCTTCGCCAATTCGATTTGCTGGTAAGGGCGCAGCACAGTCATCTTAGCGTAGTCAGGGTCAAGCACAAACGCATCGCGCTCACGCTGGAAGCGGTTTGCAATCACTTGCACATTGCCGAAATCACTGCATCAATGTTAAATGAGACTCGCTACCTTCTCATCCCTCTTTCGAGGCTACCAGTTACCTGGTAGATCAGACTATCTCTTCACCCTCATTATGAGGGGCTAGGCACTTCGGACCGCTTGGTCCTACGGGGTTCCCACCCCTAGTCGTTACACCTTCCGATTTCTCGGCTTGGCTCGGTATTGTCCTTTGTCCGGCTTGACAGTTAGGAGGTTCACCGAATTCACCTAGTTACAAATAAGCATTACTGCTTATCGACGCCATTAGTTAACGTAGATATCGACCGCACCCACTAGGGTTGCAGGCTTTGCACCTCCATCAATGTTGAAACGGCTAGAAGCAATACCAGAGAAACCTGACACGCGCTGCTTGTTAACAGGACCGCACATCAAAATCTTAGGTGTACCACCAGATGTCCACACCTTCTGAATCACATTCTTAAGAATGGTCTCAGTAAATGTGCGAACTGTGCCATCTGTACGGGCGCTGTTTGGCAGCGTTGTGTAAGATGGATCAACACCGCTAGTGCCTTTGTCGGTGTTTGTTTTCACAAACGCGCCCAAAGAGGCCGTAGTACGGGCAGTTGTAGAATCACCAGCATTGGCGATAGCGCCATTGAGCATGGAGAATTCTTGATCGCGCTTAATTTCAGCGCCACGCTTTGCAATTTGGTCATATTTGTTTGCCAGGACTCGTTATCTTCCTGACCCTCTTTCGAGGCTTGCACTCTCATGCAAGATCAGACTATATCTTCACCCATTTCTGGGGCTAGGCACTTCGGACCACTTAGTCCTACGGGATTACTCCCTAGTCGTTGAACCTTCACCTTTTAAGGCGCTTGGCTGCTGATTGCCTAATCTTGATTCTTTTTGGACCTTCACACTTGCTCTTTCGGGCTATGTTGTGGTGTATCAAGCTCTCAAGGGTTTCCAGCAATTCACCTAGTTTTTCTTTATTCGTTACCGAATAAGGGCGCTTCAATGCAAAGTTAACGCCAATTCGCTTCTACGGCCTGCCTTGTTTACCACCTCTTCAGTCGCTGACAAGACAATAGTCTTGCGGCTGATTTGGCAGTAGTTCTGCACTCGAACAGTGGCAACCACTGAATCAAAAGTGCCGACATCATCGCCCTCAAGCTGTGCATTGGCAGCAGCTGCGGCAAGTGTATCTGTTTGGAATTCAAACAGAGTGTTAGACACATTTTCACGGCCAATATTGGACATGAAAGGTGTCTCTTCTGGAGCAATGTTTGTAATCACATTGCTCAAATCTTCCCGAATACCCTTTGCAGAGTAAGTCAGGAATGTATTGCTAACAATAGCCATAATTTCCTCATTTCAATAAAAGTTCAATTGCAGAAGCCGCATCATCGATGCGACCAGTTTTTGAAAGACGCTGCTTTGCTCGCACACTCTCAGTTGTTGTCGAAACCCGACCAGCTGCACCAGGCTTGGCTGGTCGTGGGCCATTGTTCACCACAGGCTTAATGCCTTGGCGTTTACTTACCATCTGGTCAAACAGTGCCGCTTTGCGCAGCAGTAAAACCAGTCGGTGGTCGTAAACGCTCTTCAAGTCTTCATCGGTAAAGCCTGCTGCCTTCGCAGACTCAATCACCAGCGCCTTTTCGGCCTTTGCCTTCTTGGGGTCTTTCCAATCAGGTAAGGCTGCCAAGAGAGCTTCTTGCTGGCTGGCAAGTTGGGCTTCCATGGCGCGCTGCTGTTCATACTGGGCCACTTGAGAGAGTCGCTGCTGTTCAGACTGAATAGCACCTAATTTCTCTTGTCGCTCCCGCATGACTTCCTTTTGCCTCACCCACTCGATTGGGTCTTCGTGATAAAGACGTTCCAAATCGATCTGAGGCTCTGAAGACTGAAGTTGGGCTTGCAATGCTCCCAACAATTGAGCGTATTGCTCACGCTCGGCTCGGACTGCATGGGTCTCTTGCTCGACTTGCTTTCGCACTTCGGCAATTTGCTGCGTTTTCCGAGTGTAGTCCTGAGTTCTGGAATAGCCTTTTTGCAGCTCGTCTAGCGTGACAGAAACTTCCTTGCCGTCTACTTTGACAGTGAAAGTCTGTGGCTGTTCTTGCTCCTCTTGCTCTTCCTCTTCTTCGGACTGTTCCTCTGAAGACTCTTCGTCTGGCGCGTCTTCCACACCAGAGTCATCATCTTCAGAAGCCGCTGTCTCGGTTTCCTCTTCGGATTCCTCGACTGGCTGCGTCTCGTCAAGTTCTGCTTGTCCCTTTTCGGGGGCCAACATTGCCGAGATAGCACTGGCCGCATCGGCCATATTTATCGCTTGTATTTCTGCCATAGTAATTTCTTAAATTAAGGTTTTCTGTGATTTGCTGATAGCGTTCTGTGCAATCTTGCCGTTGTCCATTATCTTGATCAACTCTTGCCGCAGGCCGTCAATGGCCTGCAACATACACCACGCTGTCTCGCGCCTCGAAGACTCTTCGGGTTTCGATGATCGAAATATCCAAAGTTGGTCGCCTTCTAATTTTGCAATCGCTGCATTGAGGGTTTCATCCTCCAGCAGCTGCTTGGCCTTTCGGCCTTTATTTACCTGGTCTTCGTTTGTCACTTACTGTGCCATTCCTTGAAAGGTTGATGGGGGCATCATCTCAGGCGCTGGTGGCTGCTGCTGCACAAACTGTGCGGCTTGTTGCTGGGCCAATAGCGCCTGCTGACGCATTGCTTCACGATCAATACTTTGAGCCGCATCAATTTCGGCTGTAGAGATCTGTGATTTGTACTTTAACTCAATTTCATACTTTTTGAGGTACATATCCTGAGCCATCTTGTCGCGGGTCAGGTCGTCATCCATGATCATTTGCTGGCGCTTAAGTTCAAGCTCGGCAGCCTTCTTTTGGATGTCGGCCTTGATTGACTCGGCCTGCACTTGGGCCAAGACTTCCTCTGGGGTTGGTTTTGGCTGCGGTGTGGGCGGCACATAGTCAGCAGGGATTTGCTGGAAATAACTCGTTGAGTCTTTGAAGCCAGACAACTCTACGATTTTGCGCAGGGTATTGCTGAACTGCTGGGGCGTGACCAAGGGATTCGTTGGGCCAAGTTGTTGCAAGATTTGCTCTTGCTTGGACATGATCATCATCAGGGCTTGCAAGCGCTCATTGGTATCGCCATTGCCAAGTGCAATGTTGATGTTGGCATCCATGCTGGTGTCCCAGAATCTTGGATCGATCTGCACCCACTCATTGCGCATTCTGACCATTCGGGCTTTGTCCTGGTGCGTTGTGGCCAAGAACAAAATGCCCTTGAATAGCTTTTTCATGCCCTCGGCCAGAATGCGTGCAGTGAGTTCAATGCGGCCTTGGCTGGCGCTGATGGTGGCATTGACCGCGGCCTTGGTGCTTGACTGCAATGCATCAGCGTTCAGTCCCATGGCCGCCTTGCTCATGCCGGTGCGATCTTCCTTGATCTGGTCCATGTATTCCATCATCGGGAATGCAGCCTGACCCACAAATGGCGTCGTCAAAGGCTGGACCATGCCAGGCGCTCTCATGCGAATGATTGCACCCGTCTCGTTGTTTAAAACATCATCGATGTTGACTTGGCCTTCGACCACAGCAGTGCGCGGGTGGATCGACTGGGCCAGACTGTCCAATGTGTTGCGGAGTATTTCCGACTTGATCTCTTGCAAGTCGCGGGTAATGTCGAAAATCGACATGGCCTCAAGTGGGCTTGTGTGTGGCTCTGGATCGCAGGGAAAGTCAGCAAAGGGAATGTAGCTGGCCGGCAGATTTCTGACCACCTTATAGCCGCCACCCATGCAGCAGACTTTTCTCAGCTCTGCAATGCCATCGCCATCATAGTCAACGCGGGAATAAGCCTCGATGTAAAGCACTCTGCGCATCATCGGGTTGGCCGCGTCATTTGTGCCAAATGTCGTGGACAGTGGCTGGCGCGCTAAATACTCGTCATTGCTGTCCAAGTCGGTCGATGACATATTCTCTTCAATCTCATCCTGGTCATATCCCATGGCCAGCAAGTCAGCCATGGTGGCCATTTGCCTGTGGGCAATGATGGTCGCGTCATCAAACGATCTGGCGCGTCTGTCCAGTAGCAATTCTTCGGGTGGCACGGCCATGATCCTGATTCGGCCATCCTTTGTGATGCGCTTGATCTGCACATCATGGACCATGGCTGGAGGCGCTGTCACTGGCTGGCCAGTCAATGGGTCAACTGTGCTGATCTGCAATTCGTCAATGCTTGGGTCTGGGTAAGAGACCACAATCTTGACCTCGCCACCAGGCTCTTGCATGAGCATCTCTAGCGTCTGGTCGTCTAGGCCGGTGTACTCCTCAATCCGGACCTTCTCTTCATCCTCCCACCAGAATTTCGCTATGCCGCATTTGCGAACCAGTGCATCCTTAAAAATTGCATAGGTCGTTAAGAACCCAGAATTGTCGTTCTGGTAAATGTAATTACAATAGTCCGTGGCCTGTTGGGCCATTTTGGTGTCTTCGGGTCCCCTGGGCGCAAATTCCACCACATTCTCAGAGCTGAAGAAAACGCGCATCAGGCTTGGCAGCATGGCCGAGACAGTGTCCCGCACCTCCATGGCCACCACCTTACTGTTGCCTTCGACCTCATTGCCAAATAAATCACCGCGATAGTATTCAGTCCCCTTGGCGCGTGTGGGGGACAGATCACTGTCCACATAGCTGATGGCATCGGTCAGGTCTTGCGTGATGATGGCTTGCAGTTCCATCTCATCCATTGGCTCGGTGGCTGCAACATCGGTGGACAGGTTTTCAATATCGTTCATTTCAATCCCCAAAAATATAGGTCGCGTGGTCTAAGGCACTGACCAAATTTGTATTGTTTGAAGAGAGGCTTGAAGTCATTAAAATCTTCCTCCCTCAAATTTCGGTAGTAATCGTTTGTAAATGGCGCGTCAGCCGGTGAAGTTCTGGTCGTGCCATGCTCCGGTCTGCCTATTGTGGCACAGGAGAAAATCACCAGACCACCCTCTCGCACCAGGTCAATCATCTTTTGAAACGTCTTATCCCAGTGTTTGTCATGCTCAAAGCACTCGCATGAGATCACCACATCAAACATCCCGTCTGGGTATGGCAGTTCATGGCCTCGGCACACAATGTCCACCCCTGGGCCTTCGCCCAAGTCACAGCCAATGTATTTGTCAGGATTCTCAAAAAACTGCCTGACGCTGCCATTGATGTCCAAAGAGCCAACTTCCAAAACCTTGGTCTGGCTGAAGTGTTCTGGAAATTCAGCCTTCACAGCGGCCACAAAATCAAGTTGTTGCTGGTGACTCATGCAAACCATGCCTTCGCATATTCGGGCCTGTTCTCTTTGAGCCATGGCAGCGCATCCTCATGCAGCTGCTTGGCATTCATGCCGATGGTGTTTGAGCCAATGTGGTGAACATAGCTTGCGCTCACATAGTGGCCATAGCCTTTTTGGATTAAATCCATACAATGCACATCGTCACTGTACCAATTCAGAGGGGGAAACTTTGCCTCCCCAAATGCGTCACTTGATATCCATGCAAATATTGGGCTGACCTCTTGGACCAATTTGATGTGAGCCTCAGAGGGGAATTTAAAGAAGCTCAATCGCTCACCAGGCTGGCAAATGCGCACATTCTGGCCAGACCTTGCCGCATCACTTCGAGCCGCCACCCACCCAGCTTTGTAGCTGTTCATGGTCCTGACAATGGACACATCCTCCATCAGCACCTTCACGCTGGTGGGGGTCAGCACTATGTCATCATTGGCCACAATGCACGATGACCAGTCTTTGAGCGCTGCCTCAATGATCTCGTTGTAGTCCTCGCCAAAGTTCCTTGGCTGGCCATAAATCTTCAGATCGGCTTGGTAATTCTCAATCACCGACTCTGGGCCGCGCAAGTACACCGGACACTCTGGCGCGTATTGCTTAATCGATTCAAGCAGCACCGCCAACCCGTGGCCCTTGACAGTGGCAATGACAATTGGACAAATCATTTCTTGGCCTTGTTTCTCGCAGATATTGCAGCTGCTTTTGCCTTGGCATCGGCCTTGGAGCTTGCGCCCCATGCCTTGAGACTCAGCAGCAGCCGTGTCGGCTCGCCTGCTTTGTACTCAGGCCCAGGCATATTGCCCATGCGCGCCAAGAAGCTGGCGCGTCTAGGGTTATCGCCTGCCTTGACTGGCGCTTTCAAGTTCATACCCTCGGCCTTGGCACTGGCCCGACCCTTGGCATTTAAGCCGCCAGACGGGCTTTTGCCCTCTTTACGCTGCCAAGCTGGTGTCTTCATTTCTTTTTCACTGGCTTGGCGGTTTTAGCCGCTGCCTTAAAGTCTGAAGCGCTTGGAGCGCCCTTTGCCCCAGGCTTGCGCATTTTCTCTTTAGACCCAGCAGCAATTCTTTCGCGTTTAGCATGAATGTTTGCATACAAACCTTGTTTCATTCCTCTTCTCCTTCATCTTCCATGTCCTCGCCCTCTTCAGTCTCTTCGCCCGTATTTGGGCCACCGACCACCCATGCATCGCACGTTCTGCTGGCTGCGCACTTGAAGTCAAAGATTTCGCAGTAACCCAGATCGGCCAGCTTGATCGTGCCCCATGGGTCTGCTTCCATGCCAATACCCTCTGCAATGCACTGCTTGATGTTGTCAGACACATTGAATGCTGCGCAGTTACCGCATAGGCTCTGCTTTGCGTCATCCATGCTGACATCCCACTGGTCAGCCTTCTTGCGCCAAAAAGCCTCATTAGGCAGTTTGGGATTCTCAGGACCATAGGCCGCGCTGGTGATTGCCTTTGCGCGGTTCTTTAGGTTGAGGGTAATGTCTTGCGTGGGCATGGGGCAGTTCTCGCCACTTTCCATGTCCTCGCCCTCTTCTCGGTCCATGACCTGTTCCATGGTGCGTTTTAGAGTAGCCATTATTTTTTCGCCTTGTTCTTTGCTGTGCGCTGACCGCGCATGGGCATCTTTGCCTCAGACATTGCAATGGCAATTGCCTGCTTGGGATTCTTGACCACTGGGCCACCCTTGCCACTGTGCAGCTTGCCAGCACCAAATTCACCCATCACCTTGCCGACCTTCTTTTGCGCTTTACTCATTGCCTTCATAGGTTTCCCCCATTGGTTTGTCAATACCCGAATTATGCAACCCGCGACAAGTTTCTGCGCAGGGGCTGACTCCACTTGCCGTTACCCGTTGACCCGTACATTCCAGAAATTGCGTCACTTGCAAATGTCAGGACAAAGGCATCGGCCTTGTCTGGGCTTGGCAGACCTCTCCTCTTGATCTCGTCTTTCCCCTCAATGGCAATCTTGCCGTTACTGGTGAATGAGTACCGCACTGTGGCCAGCTCGGCAATTAGCACATCATCCCGCGGCATCTTGCAGTCCCGAGCTTCGAGCCATGCCCGTGCCTTGTACCAAAGCTCAGCTTTGAGATTCCTGTAAGTCCCACCCATGGCTGGGGACTCTGACACGTTGATCCCTCTGGCCGGTAGGCCCAGCTCTCTGAGGCGGTCCACCACCCCAGCGCCTAATCCAATGGAATCGACCAGTATTTCTTTCGGCTGCGCACTCGGTGCAAGCGCCTGGTACTCGGCCACCACCGCGCCAGTCAATTGCATCAGGTCCAAATTCTTCCATGTCCTGATCGCCTCAGTCACCGCATTGCCTTGGCGCTTGCACAGCGCTGACCTGTCCGATCCAAACCGCGCCACATCCAAGCCCCAGATCATGGGCGCGTACTCACTTGGCGCGACATCCCTATTTAAGGCACTCTCCAGTAGGTCCATGGCAATGACAGTGTCGTCATCACCCTTGGGGAATTCACCCACCACCCTGATGCGGTAGACGTTGCTTTCCTCGCCATAGCGCATGGCCATCTCATCAATGTACTCTTTGCTCACCCTCGGTGAGTCCATGCAAGACACTTGAAACGTGGTCCACTCATCTGCCAAGCGCGTATGCGTGTCATAGAAAAACCCACTACTCCTCACCGGATTGCCCAATAACAGCGTCACCGCATTGTGGCCAGACATCGATCCAGCCGCGGCCTCGAACACTTGCTCTGGCACACCAGAAGCCTCATCGGCCACCAGCATCACATTCTCTGAGTGAATCCCCTGCAAGGCTTCCGGCTGCTCGGCCCTGCTTGTCCTTGCCGATATAAACATCTCAGTGGGAGCCGCATTGAATTCAATCCTCTCTTGCTTGACAGTCAAGAGCTGCTGCAATGGCAGAGGCATTGAGTTAATCCACCTCTTCAGTTCTGCAAACATCGCGTCATAAAGCTGAGAGCTTGTCGGTGCAGTCACCACCACCTTGACCGGAGACCGAGTCATAAAGTACCAGAGCATGGCCCAGCTGCTTGCCGTACTCTTTCCCACCCCGTGGCCACTCCTCACAGAGATTTTCCTGTCACCACGGGCTATAGCCTTCAAAAACTTGATCTGCCACTCGTCAGGGTCAACCCCCAACACCTCTTGAACAAACAAGACAGGATCAGGCTGATACCTCTCTACCCACAATGCAAAAACATTTTCTTTCATGGGTGCATCTTGTCATAAATGGCCCACTGCTTCTCAGGCATCGACCACTTATGCGCATCCAGCTCATCGGTCCTGACCAAAATCAAAAAATGCATGGTCATGGCCAAGTCGAAATACCCACTCTCAATAGCCTCAAGCATCTTCACCCTCAGGTCCACAATCACAATCTCCAAATGCAGTGCTGTCAATAAATCATTCATTTGCCCATCCCCACTTGTTTCAAGTTCTGACTGGTCACCCGATTGGTCCAGCACGATGCACACAACCACCTCGTTGCACTCATCTCCACCCCACCCTCTGGTGGCTTCATCACAGCGCATTTATTACAAAGCTGTAACTTATGACCATGGCAGTTGCCATTCAGTCTCACATGGTTATTTACAAAATTACTTTTCACTGTATTCTCTGAATTTTATTATGTGGGTGCGTTAACCACTTATCACCTAATAATCTAATCGCTTTAATATATTGTTTCTGATTATGTCTATTCGTGCTTCTCGGCACATAATCGACATTAAATAACTGGCGCACTTTAGTTAATAAGGCTATATTCATATTATCCCCACGATTAAGTTAATGTCCACCCAAGTGTGCCAGGCAGTCTGCCCGTCTGGACTCATTAAAGTGCAAAACACTTTCCCATCTTTAGTCTCATCAGTGTCAATCACAATCCACTCCTGACCCTTGAGGACCACTGTCGCCTGCTTCGTTTTCATAGGTTTGCTCCGTTGTTTGTGGAGATTAGATTGTCGGTGCTTTTTGCGTTTTATGTCAACTAGTGCAAAATTTTTTTAAAAAATTTTTTTTGTAGGTGTTTAGTGCCGCCACAGTCGCCCCCGCCAAGCCGGCCAAGGGGGGGGTCGCGGCCACCGACCGCCAGCCGGCCACCGCGGGGTTATCCACGGATTTTGGCCAACCTTATCCACAGATTCCTGTGCATAACTAGGCTTGTAATACTTTAATGCACTTAATTCTGTGGATAACGAGTTATCCACTTAACATAATGGTCGTTGTATAAAGTGACTGAATCATTTGGTATTCATATCCGTCAAAGTGTCTATTGATACGATGCTGCGCTTGCGCAGGGCATCGAGCGCCATGCTTCCAAGGTCGATGTTGACCAGGGGTTGCTGCTTGTCTGAGAACTCCTCAGAGAGCTTGCTGGCTAGCCACGCACGCCTGTCACAGCGTAGCTTGGCCAGCTGCACCTCTTGGATGGTGGCCGCGTCTGCAATGTCGATGGTTTGTTCTGCTAAACTTTGTGCTGCTCGCGTGCGTGCGCGTGCGTATGCGGCCTTGCGTGCCTCACCGCCTCTCTCGACCCATCTGTCAAAGGTCGTATTCCCCACCCCTAATACCTTGCACAGCGCGGAGATTGTGCCGCCACTGGCAATGAATTCGAGGATGGCATCTTCACCGCCAAACTTGTGAATGGCCTTGTTGGCCACGCTGATCTCAGCCTTCTTTGCTTGTGCTGCCAAGATGTTGACAGCGCCTTGGTCGGCCATTTCAGCCAATGTGTTTCTCGCCATTCAGATACTCCTCGATTGTTTTGATTGCTTCGGCAGCTGATCTGGCGACCACTGCCATGTACCCTTTTGCATTTAACTGCAAACCTACAGCGCTTTGCTTGTTTGAAACCACACCGGCCTTGGTCTTCATCTCCACAAATAACGCATGAAACCCGTTTTTAGGCTCTAAGACGCATAAATCCGGCATCCCTGCCAATACCCCTTCGCTGTGCAATCTGACGCGCTCTGAGGCCGTTCTATCGCCTCCATTGGGTATTGCTGCAATGATGACATCCGGATAAAACGCTCGGAAGTGCTGGACCACCTTGACCTGGTCAATGTGTTCAATGCTTTTTCTTTTGCGCTTTAAGTCAACCACCATTCCTCGGATTCTACTGCCGAGGCTTTGGTCTGGAACATATGGCATCGGTGTTTGACATCGGTCGGAAAGGCTGCCAGTCCGGTTTTCGCGCACTGGTGTTCGGACCATGTGATGGTTGCCCATCCACCTTTAATCTTTGCCTGGTCAAACATCCACTGTAGTGGCTTTGCGTTGACCTTCCTGTGCCTTTCCATCTGCTCTGCTGGCATCGACTGGCGCTGCTCTACCATTTCCGCATTAGCGCATTGATGGCAGAAAACGCGCTCATCTTCGACCATTTCAATAATTGTGGATAACCTGTGCATAACTTTCCTTTGTGTTGGACCATCTAATGCTCGTTTCTAATACGGAAAGCCCTTAAGGAATTTTCCGCCTTTCCGCATTAGAAACTGAAGTACCTTCCAAGCCGTGACTGGTCTGTGGATAAGTAGGTCTAACGACCCTACTTATCCAACAATCCCTGCCATTGTCTAATACGGAATTCCGTATTAGTTCCGTATTAGTTCCGCCTTTCCGCATTAGACTGATCATGCGAGTCTCACCCAGCCTGACAGTGGCTCGTTTGGCGCGAATCTGGTGAAGATGGCCGTGCCAATGTGCTTGCGGATATAGCCTGCATCTGAGCCTTTGACGCTGCTGAATATCTCAGTCCAGTCTAGTTGGTAGGCGGTTTGGAGTTCTTTTGGCACAACGGGCCTGCCTGGTCCTCTGCGCATGATGACGCTGCCTTTGTCATTGATGATGGACTGGACATGGTTGCAGACCTCATCGCACTTGTCTTGGATGCGCTGTTCTTTGGCACTGTCTTGTTGGGACTGCTTGGCGGCCATTCGGTCTTGTTCTGACGACATGGCTGGAATGGCCACCCTGCAAATAATCTCTTGCAGATCACCAGCTGGGGTTATGACTATTTCTGGAAATGTGATGGAGTCGAACTTGATCTCTCTGAATTGTGGCTCGTAGCGCGTTTTGGTCAGCTTTAGGTAGCGCTGGTTATCCTCATCCATGAAAAGCACGCCTGTCAGGGTTGCGTCACCTGTAAAGGCAGAAGCGCCACGGGCCATGGCATCGGAGTCTTGCCGGCTGATGGTCTTGTTTGTGTGGGTCAGGATGCAGACTGGGGCTTTTTGCTGAATGAAGATGGTCTGCTTGATGGCGGCAATAAAGCTGCCAACTTCTGAGTTGTCATTCTCGTTATCAATATCCATGGTGGCATTGGCCGTGTCTAAAACTAATAATGGCTTAATGCCATTAACAGTGTGGCGCTCGATATTATGGGCAAGCCTTAATAAGTCTTTGACATTAGACCTTCTGGCATCAATAACCACAAACCAGTCATTCAGATTATTTATTTTGTAATGCTTTGAATATGCGAATAATGTTCGGATTATCTGGTCACTATCTTCAGTCACGATAATCGACTTGCGCCTGGTCTTTGAATGTATCTCGCAGCCTTCCACATTAAACCCAGCCATGATCATGCACATGGACAGGACCGCTGTGGTCTTACCCACGCCAGGCTGACCGGCCAAGATAAAGAAGCTGTGGGCCATGAAGCCTTCGATCAGGTAGTCGATGAAGTTGAGCTTTGTCAGGTCTAAGGCAAGCTCTGGCCATGACGGGTCTGGCGCGTCTTCTGTGACTGGTGATTGGGCCTGACTGATCACGGCTGCAAAGTCTTCCACGGCTGACTTGCGCTCGGTCTGCTTGGTTGGCGGCTCATAGCCACAATCCTTGGCGTGTTTGAAGAGTGTGCCAAGCCCTACGCCTTTGCCCTGGTGAAAGCTCTTCCAGTGGACTTCAATGTCTTTTGTGCCTTGGTACTTCTGGCCAGCCATGGACCATGTCATCCATGGGCCGAGACCTGCTTCCCCGAATTCTGTATGCAGCGCTTGGCCCAGTTCGATCCACTGCTCATAGTCGCAGTCTGGGGAAATATGGTGCAAAGCCTTGATGGCGCGATCAAGATCGCTGTCATCAATCCTTGAGCCTAATTGGGTGAAGTCAAATGATTGGCTGGGTGGTGCAGCAGGCTTTGGCTCTTGGAGCTGGTGCTGCTCGATGATGCCCCAGTCTTGTAATAAAGCATAAAGGTCCACGGCCTCTTGGAATTCACCGACCACCGCATTGCCACTGAGTAACACTGACTTGCCGGCACTGTTTGGCAGGCCAAATACTTCTAACTCTTGGCCACCGCCTAGCTTGTACTTGGGTAGCACCTGGTCAGCTTCTTTGGGTGGTGAGACCCATAAGAAGACATGACGGCCACGGCCTGAGACAGAGACCTCGGTCAGCATCTTGTTTTGTTTGACGTACTTGGCCATGCGCTGGATGGCCACATTGGTGGGTCCACTTGCGTGCTTCATGTCCACATCAAGGCAAACCAGAAAGTTTCCTGATGCGCTGATGATGGGGCGCTGCTGGACCAGGCCAAAATACTGGCCATGAGGGCATGACTCCATGGCCCAGATGTCTTCAGCGTTGTAAAGGTCTGTTGGGTCAGTGTCACGGGCCACACCTTGGCCGCTTCGCTTGTAGGGGATTTTCTTACTGCCCTGTAGGGCAAAGGTGCAGAAGACTGCATCAGGCGCGACAGTGCCTATTTTGCAGGCGACAGACTGCGACTGGCTAAATGTATCTGGCAGGGGTGTTTCAGTTAAGATGGGCACTGAAATTCCTTTAAGTTGGGGTTTCATTGATAGTTGCCATGAGATTGACTTTTGACCTGGTAGTGTTAACGCGCTATCAGGTCTTTTCTTTTGGCGCAGGGTTTGGATTCTATTCCTTGGCCCTGACTAGGCTAGATGCAGCGACCTTCTCACCGACTAGGTCTTCGCTGACTTCGACACCAAGTTTCAAGACAGCACTGGGCGACTTCAACTCCCACACTTTCAAGTTGTCTTTGAATGCCTCCATGACCAGTGCTTCGTCTTTCCAGAATTTTGTCTTACGGCCTGCGCGCATGGTCCAACCAGTGATTGCCTTGCCTTCAGTGATCTGGGCCTTAGCAGCGGCCTGCACTGCATCGGCCCATGCGGCCACCAGAGCCGCGTCATCGAGCATCTCAGGGGTGACAGTGGTGTCAGGCATAAAGTCGCTTCTGGCAGCGATCTGGACCTTCTCACGCATACTGGGGCAGATGGTCTTGGCCTTGCAATACCGGCAGGCATCGGGGCTGGGGCTAGTGGGGGCATCGCTTGTGAGCGCCAGCTCGGCAGCTTCAAGCAAGCGCCTGCCATGCAGCTCCAGTCGGTTGCCAGACACTGTCCACTGACTGTGGCCCACACGGGGCTGGAAAATGTGCATGGTGCATTCGATGGTGCTTGGCGCTTTGAGCTGGCGCATCGCACCAAGGGCATAGGTCAGCAGCTGCTTGTTGTCTTCGGCCTCGACAGCCACACGGCCAGTCTTCAGATCAATGACATGAAGATGGTTGCCATCGACCAGGATGGCATCAGCCGTGCCACCAAGCGCTGGGTGCAGGGACTTTAAGCCTTCATCTAGGTTTACTTCAATGAGCTTCTTGCGCGGATTCTCGACCAGAGTATTGACAAAGTTGGCATAGCCTTGGGCCATCGAAAGATGGTCAGGATCAGTTCCGGCTGGTATTTCACCATTGCGCAGAATGATCTCAGACAGTTCATGGATCGCTGTGCCAATGGCAGCGGCTTCACCGGCTGGCTCGAAAGGCATGAGGGATTCAAGCCGGTATGAGCCAGGGCAAGACATGAATCTGTCCGTGCGGGATGCTGAGAGTCGGGCGTGTTTTCGGGTTTCATGTTGCATAGTTTCTCCTGGTTAAATGATTTGGTTGACGATATTCAGTTTCTTCAAGACCTTGGCCAAGACTGTATGGTCCAAGCTGGCCTTGATGGTCAAGATGTAAATGACGGGGGGAATGCCTGATTTGTTGATATTTTCAACTCGGCTTGAGGCTTGCTCAAGGGCTGATGTGGACCAAGTGCATTCGACAAAGACAATCGTGTCGGCAGCAGAGAGGTCCACACCTTCAGACATGGCGGCAATGTTGCCGATGATGCATTGGGTCTGGCCAGACTGGAAGTCGGCAATGGCTTTGTCGCGCTTGGCCCTTGATGTATCACCCACCACGATCACGGGCTTGTGGACAAATAGCAGTTTCTCCAGCTCGGCCACCACATCTTTGTGGTGCGCAAAGACCACCACTGGCTCGTTGGATTGCAAGAGGTCATCGATGAATTCACTGGCGGCCTTGACCTTGCGCATACCGGCCTCGCGCATGATCTCGGCCAGACCCTCAAAGGCCAGCAAGGCATTGGGGTTTGCCATCAAGGCATCGGCATCAAAGGTCTGCTCGCGTTTGTCGGTTGGTAGGTCAAAGGTGATCAAACTAACTTGTGGCTCTTTGTAGTCTTTGAAGATGTCTTCTTTCTTTCTGCGCAGCACATGGGGCAGCATGAGCACCTTGAGTTCTGGCAGATTTGACGCGCCTGATGTATCCAAGCCCCATGGGGCATTCCACATCTTGGCGTACCTGACTGCAAAGTCAAACCAGCCGCCTCTGTAGATGCCAAGGCCGTGCAGAATGGGCCACAGTTCAATGGGCCTGTTGGGTATTGGCGTACCACTGAGCGCATAGACACACTCGATCTTTTTCATGGCCAGCATGGCCGCCTTGGTCCTTTGCGCTTTTGGATTCTTAATTCTGTGGCATTCGTCTAGCACTAGCGTGTTATATCTGTCCACATTCGTTTGTGCGTATTGCAAAACGTCATAGTTAATGATGGTCACATCGGCACTGTTCACCTCTGATGCCTCGCGTTTTCCATTGACCACATGGACCGAGACATTGGGCGCTAGCTTACTGAAAGCCGCCTCCCAGACTGTCTTGGCGATGGCTGGGCAGACGATGAGGGCCGGTAGATTTTCAAGTGCAGCAGCTGCTGTGGGTAGCGTCTTACCAACTCGGGGCTGGTCGGCCAGTATGGCCCTGCGCCTGGACAGCAAGAAGAGCTTGGCCTCTTGCTGATGGGGGAATAGTTGCATTTCGCTGTTTCCGTTTCTGTCGTTTTAACTTGCAGGCATCTTAACTGAGATTTGTGCTAAAGTGCAATTTCTGTTTAACGACAGAAACGTAAAAACCTCAAACCTTAAAAGGATCAAAAATGTCTACTCGCGTTGTAACCGGTAAAGTTCGCTTCTCTTATTTCTCAGCATTGACTGCTCGCAAGAATGAGATGAACGGAAAAGAAGAGTTCTCAACTCAGGTGCTTGTCCCAAAGACAGACACCGAGACTGTGAACCAATTGAAAGCGGCAGCCAAGGCCGCATTGACTGCCAAGTTCGGGGACAAGATTCCCAAGACTGTGCGCAATCCCTTGCGTGATGGCGACACTGAAGTCAAGTCCGATGGCTCACCACTTGGTCCAGAGTACGCTGGCCATTACTTCTTCAACACCAAAAGCACCAACAAGCCTGGTGCAGTGGATGCCCATGGCCATGACATCATTGGCAGTGCTGACATAGTCTCTGGTGATTTTGGCCGTGTCAGTCTGAATGCCTATGCTTATGACCAGGCAGGCAACAAGGGTGTGTCGTATGGCCTCAACAACATCATGCTCTTGGCCAAGGGTGACTCGCTCGGTGGTGCAAAGCCATCAGCGGCATCTGACTTTGGCGTGGTGGCCGGTAGAGACTCTGCGCCAGCTGCTGCCTCAGTCGCAGTGGACTGGTGATTGGTCGATCAGTTTCTCAAGCGCCAAGTGCAATTGATTGACTGATGTCCAGAGTGGCTCAACAGTCCCAGACAGCCACCGGCTCACCTGGGACTGCTGAATGCCAGCCTCATTGCACACGGCAGCCATGGTGATCTTGTGGGCCTTGGCCTTTGCCTTGATATCGTGAATTGATTGCATCAGCGCATTCTAATTGCGCTTTATGTATAAAAACAACATGGACAGAATAGTTCTTGCAACATATTTGATTTATGTCCACAATCGTTTTGACTGTTCAACTTAAACGAAAGAAACCGATGAAACCGCAAACCGAAACCCTCTTGGATTATTTGACTGCCTTGGCCATTGGCGTTGGCATGGCCGCACTCTTGGTGGCATGGTGGTCAGCATGAAATACGATCCAACCCCACCCTGCCCTAAAGACTTGTTCCAGTTTGAATGCTCAGTAGAAGACGTTGATCTGGTCTGCTTCCTTGAATACAGCCCAGAAGAGAAAGGCTACAGAGACTCTTATGGCGCGCCCTATGAGCCTGATATTGAAGAGTGCATGACCCTCAATAACGCATACATCGCTGGCACTGATGTGGACATTGCCCACATGATCTTGCAGTCCATGGTGGACCACATTGAAGTATCTGCGCTGGAGAAGTTTAATGACCGATAAAGAATTGCCTTTGGCCCTTGAGGCTTGTCTTGACCTGGTCAGTGCCATGGTCGATCCAGAGATTTATGGCCATGCCACCACTCAGGAGATAAGAACCCACGCATTCGTTGTCAAAACGATGCTGGAGCGCTTGAAAGCCCGAATGGAGACCAGCACATGGCCAGAGGCTTAAAGCCCCGTGTAGAGCCTGCCATTGAGGCGGCACTGCAAAAGAAAGGCAATCTCTCTGATGTGGACTTGGCCAAGCTGTGCTTTTGTGCCAGGCGCAGTGCAGCGCGAATCCTGTTTGATCTGCACCGCCATGATCTGGTCCATATCTCAGGATTCACCAAGGTCCATGCAAATGGCCAGTGGCGGCCTCTGTGGTCTTGGGGTGAGGGTGAAGATGCCATAGCGCCTGGGCCAGTGCCAGGCTCAGAGCGCATCAAGAAACACCGCGAGAAAATGAGTGCCGATGACAAAGACTTTGACGCTGCCAGACGTAGACAAAAGAGACGGGTCGTGAAACGCGACCCACTTGTGGCCGCGTTTTTTGGGGGTTGATATGCCTGTTGAATACTTCTCAAAACTAACTAACGCGCAGCTTGATGTTTATTATTCAAAACATCAGGCTGCAATACCTTTGCCGTTTTCTGGTATTA